ACCTTTGAACTTGTCATTGAAAACCTGCTCGGTCTTCTGAGTAAAAACATCTGTATTTTGTTTAGCTGCTTTTTGAGTTACTTCTGACTCCTTGTTATACCTATCAAAAAAATTAACTGCTTTCTGTTGCTCGGTTGTGAGCTTCGATCCAGCTTTAATTTCTTCATAGTATTTAGACTTTTGCCCGTCTAAGTGGCTTTTAGCGCTGGCAACTTGCTCTTTAAGCGCTAATTTCTTTCTACGTATATCTCTATCGTCGTCTTCATCTTCGTCGAATGAGAATGTATCTTCCATAAGGAAGTTAATTTCTTCTGCATCTAAATGAGGTTTTGTTTGCTTGTAGTATTCGTATAATAAACTAGTATCATCTAATTTGCTATAGTCTTGATTAAGCTTTACATAGTCACTAATATCACCGCCAGTTTCCTCTATGAAGTCAACTAACTTTTGAATATTTTCTGGTAATGCTTTTCCGGTAGCTTGGGCTTCCGCTATAGCTTCTTCAACCTTTTCAACTTCTTCTTCAGTGATTTCTTCTAATACTGGAGCTTCTTGTGCTTGTGCTTCCGGTTGTACTTCTTCTTGTTTTTGTGTGGTGTCGGCATTTTCAACGCCATCAACCACTCCGCCGTTGTCAGCGTTACTTTCTTTAACTTCATCTTGTTTTGGTGTTGGGGGTTTACTTAAATCTACTTTTATAACGCTATCGTCACCTGCAGACTCAAATTTACTTTCATCAACCTTAACTACGTTTTGATCACCAGGATCTTGTTGGTTTGCTTGTGTAGTTTCTTCAACTACTTCTTCTAACTTTTCTTCCATAATATAATATAATAATAATTAATAATTCTAACTAGGATCAAAACTACCCAAATCAAATCCGCCACCTAGTATATCATTACCGGCAGACTCAAAGTTTTTAGGTGGTTTCCCAGCATTTCTTTGTTCAATCATCTCGCTTTGTTGAGTTGCTTGAATTTTTGTTCTTTCATCTTTACGATCTTCTTTTTCTTTTTCTCCTGATTTTTTACCTTCAACCTCAACGCCTTTTAATTGCATGTTGTACTGAAACTCTAAGCCCATTAATTGCTTTTTCATTTCTACTTCTTGCATCATTTTTTGAGAGTTAATTTGAGACTCCATTTTCATTAACTCTGCTTTACCAGCGTTTAACGCTTGGTTTTTTTGAACATCAACTTGAGCTGCGGCTTGAGCAGATTTAGCGTTAGATTCTGTTTGCGCTTGTATGTTTTCCATTTGAAGCTTTCTATCTTTTTGCTCTTTTTTCTTTCTACGCATTTTAAGCATTTGATTTGCGAGCTTAATATTTCTTATTTCTCTAAGATCAATAGCATCTTCTAAATCTATACTTTTTTGTTGCAACGCCATTTGTATATTGTTTTCTAATCTACCTTTTTCCTCTTCATCTGGTTGTAAGTCTATGAATATACCAAAATCATAAAGATGCAGTTCAGACATTTCTTCTAAAGTTGCTACGTTATGCGCACCAATAGCCTGTATAAAAGCTTCTTTGGTTGGTGAGTACTCTATGATATCAGATATTCTAAGAGATAAACACTCTGCTGTTTCAGCGGTTAAAAATAAACCAGCTTGCAATATATGTCTAGTTGCTGTGTTAGAGTTTGCGGCGGCTAGTTTTTGAACTCCAACTAAAGCGTTTTTATCTGGAGTGCTTCCATCTCTAGCTTCGTTAAGACCAGTCACATCTCTTATCATCTGCATGTAGTAGTTGTAGTTACCTATAAGAGCCTGCATTTTACCACCACCACTACCACTTGTTATTTCTTGAATAGGTACTTTTCCTGGGTTCATATCACCTTCTGAAGTAAAGCTTCGCCCAATAACAGAACCTGTTTGGAAAAACATATTTAGTGCTTCTTGTGGATTGTAATTAGTACCATTTCCTAAATCTATTTCAGCTAAACCATCCGCATCTAAATAAACCCCATCAGGAACCATTCTAGATAAAACTTGTTGTAGTTTAAGGTGTGTTAGTTGAATCATATCAGCAAAAGACGTTATGCGCTTTACCAACGAATCAATCCTACCATTATACATTCTAGGAGCAACTATAGAGTAATTCATCTTTACTTTAGTGAAATCACTTTTAGGCCTCATCATGTTCTTAGCCATTTCCCACTTAAGCAGTTTATCTGTACCGAGTATTACAGCTCCTTCGTAAAGACACTCTATGGATCTTAGCATTCTACCATAACCACCTTCTTTATCTTCTGGTGGATTGTATTGATCATCTCTTGGTATAATCTTATCCCCACCTGTAGCTGTTTCTTTAACCTTGTAAACCTCGTTCATGTATGTCTTATAGTTAAAATATAAAACTTGAATAGTGTTATTGTCTTCTTTACTGTATGAGTGTGTAGAGTTATAATTAGATCTATTAGTAGACTTATTTTTTATTATGTCTTCAAGGTCTTCTTCTGATAAATGAGGAAATTGTTTAGCTAACTCGTTTACTGGTATAGTTTTAACCTCGCCAACGTAGTATATGTCTTCAAAATAAGGAGAGTCAGTATATGAGTATACTAAGTTAGCTGGATCAACATAATCTACAACAGCACCTTCAGACGTATTAAACGAGGTTTTAACAGCGCCAATACCTAAAACGGTTAAATCATGGTAAAACCTTTTCTTTATTAATTCGTAATTACTGCCATTAAACAGTACGTTTAACGCTTGCTCTTCAGCCAGCTCAACATTTTGTTTGTAGGATAATTGCATATGTATACCTAGCTCCTCTTGTGATTGGGGTAGCTCCTCCATGTCACTTCGTCTAGTGTCTATATTAAATCTTCGCTCAGCATCTTGATCAAATTCTTGCATCTGCATATCACCTAGAACTCTCTCCATATAGTCAGTTCGTTTTTCAACGCCATTAGGTGATTGTGAGAAGGCCTTTATATCATACATTCTTTCGGCAATACCATTAACCACGATGTCTACAAATTTAGATATTATAGGGATTGGTTTCCAATCTAAATTAAGATAGGACAAATCACCGTTTATCGATAACTCATCCTTATACTTTTGAATAGACTGTTCGCCTCTGGCGTACAACCTTAAATTATGAAAATCATTGTGGTTAGACTTGTATTTATTAGAACCTTGGTTGTTGTTAAACCACTCTTGTTCAATTGCTTTACCTACCTTTAAACCATACTCATAGCTTAGCTTTTCAGCATCACTTACGGTTTGACTTGGAAAATAACTTTTAATGCCAGACTCTGCCATATTTATTACTTGATTATTTGTGAATTATTTCCAGTGTTTGTATATCTGGAAACCGTTATGTTTAGTTTTGGTTTTTCAACCTTTGCATTAGGCGCATACAAATGCCTGTTATTAGCCATTATAGCTAAACCAGAACTTATAGACGCATCGTGCTTTGTTCTTTTATTTATATCAAACTTAGTCCAATCATTTAAAAGCTCGTTAAAATAGCAATCTCCGAGAGTTCCGTCCTGCTTGATGCCTACGTGATCTTGAATATACATTTCGATTGCGGCAGCATGTGCTTGCTTTATATCTTCGCTTGAATTTGGTATTCCACCTACTTCTTTTTCCGCCACAGATAGTTTGTTCCATATTTTATCAGGCCTATTCATGCTAAACCCTCTATATCCTCTTCGTCTTAAATAATACAAAAGACGTGGTTTATTGTTCTCTGCTAATATTGGCATCCCATAAAAAACTAATGCCATTAGAACATCTTCAAAGAACATTTCTGCAGTTGGTGGTCGAGATAAGTATTCTAAAAAAAAACTGTTAGCAGGAGCATCTTCCATTGAAAATCTAGTTAAACCGTGTAAAGCCCCTTTAGATCCAACTCCATCTACTGTTCCCGATATATCGTAACTATCACAACCAAAAGCCCCCATGTGTTCATTACCAGGATGTTTTACTCCATTTTTTAATACAACGTTATTTTGTAGCTGCTGAGGTGGAACCCAACTTACTTTAAACCTACCCTTAGCGTCTGGATAAAATATAACTTGTGAGTCTTTAACACCGTTAACCCATTGGAAATTACCTTGAGTAACCCCTAATGTTCTAGACATTTCTTCGTTGTAATCTATTTGCTCGTAAAGCTTAACCAAGTTAAATATACTTCCCTTGGTTTCATCTCTAAATGCGTGTTCTGTTGTTCTTGGAAACTGACGGTAGAATTCATTTAAACCATCTGAATCATCTTTTAAACCATCTACCTCGTTTTGCCAGTTATCTATTACGCCTACATCTATTAGTTCACCACTTGGGTCGAACCTATCGACATCAGGAGTAGTGAAAACTGGAACTCCGTACTCATCAATAAATCCTTCGTAGTTCCATTCCATTGGGATAAACAAAGAG